ATCAAGCGCGCCGGGGTATCGGTGGCAGCGACATCGGCGTAATCATGGGTCGCAGCCCTTGGAAGTCGCCGTTTAGCCTATGGGCAGAGAAAACCGGGCAGATCGACGACACGATCGAACCAACGATCCAGATGGAACTAGGCACCGTATTTGAAAAGCCGATCCGGGATCTATGGGCTAAACGAAACGCCGAATTTCTAACCGTATCCGAAACAGGTACATGGCAATCAATCGCTAACCCGACTTGGAAGGCGAACCCCGACGGAATCATTCGCTACCGCAACGGCGAATTAGCGATCTTAGAGATCAAACACACCGCAAGTTATTGGGATGCGCTGCCCGAAATGTACGAGTATCAGGTTATGTGGTACTTACACGTTTTAGGTCTACGCACCGGCATCGTCGTCGCGGTATCAGGCGGCTATCTACGCGAATTTAACGTCGAGTATGACGCCGAACGCATGGCGACCGTAGAAGCCCGCGTACAGCAATTTTCGGGCTACGTCGATTATGGGGTGCCGCCGGAATACGACGGATCGACAAGCACCTACGAAACAGTTCGCAAAATCAGCCCGGCACTAATCGACGGCGAGATCGAACTAGGCGCAATCTACGAAGCATTAATCGCATCAAAAACCGAAGCCGAAGCAGCCGCCGAACGTTTTCAAGCAAACAAAAGCATGGCACTCGCCTACATGGGTGGCGTACGCATCGGGACATTCAACGGCGAAAAGGTCATAACCCTTCAAGCCCGCAATAACAACCCCTTCATTTAAAACGCGGGTTGATCCATGGCACTCGTTTCAATTCGCGATCTTGTTTCCTGCCGTTACATGATCGGCACATCGATTGAAGGTTCTCGATGTTATGGTTCGGTTCGTCGTTGCCCGGTGCGATGATATGGTCGATAGTCCAATCGCTGCCTGTTAGTTCTTTGTTACACGTGGCACATACTGGATCTAGTACGGTCTTAGCGTACGCGCGGGCTTTGATCCATGCGCTACTACTGTGCCAGTCACTCACGCGCGGTTAGTTTCTCGATGATGTTGCGTAAGCCTTTGCTAGGGGTTAGGCGTTTGGCTTTTAGTTCGTCGGTGATGTAGTCGATTAGTTCTACTTGTGCCGTTAGGTAGCCATGTCTGAACGCTGTTTCTCGTAGTTGTTTCATGTTCTCGTTTAGTTCGGTGAAGATCGGTGTGTCGCTCATAGGTTTAACTCTCTCTTGATCCAATCCCATTCGTCTAGGTCGGCGGCGGGTTTGTTGTTCGGGTTGCTTCGTTGTGGGCGTTGTGGGTAGGTTCCCATTAGTTCCTTGTAGTGCCATGCGCATACGCCATGCCTCGAGTATTGAACGAGGTTAGCGCATCCGAGTCTTACGCATTTTTTACGGACTGCCATACGATTGATCGCCTTCCTGCGGTGCTTTTGCCGTACGCGATGGCTTCGACTTTGCCGGCGCGGTATAGTTCGTTTCTGCGGGATCTGATTCCGCTAGGGCTTGAGATGTTTGTGATTCCTTGAAGTCGGCAATAGCCCTGATAAGCGTTTACTAGTTCTTCGTCTGTCATGCCTTCGTCGAGTAGTTTCACGATGATCTCTTGTGTTTGTGTGAGTTTGTCCGGGCTGACTCGTGCGGCGGCTTCGTGTGATGTTACAGGGTCGCTTAGGCGTGCGTGTGCGATGTTCATTAGCGGTGATTCCTTCCGATGTTGATGATTGCGGCGATTAGTCCGATTAGTGTGGCGATGATTAGGGTTAGTCCGATTGCGCCGGCGATGTCGTTCGGGATGTTTTCTACGGCGATCATGGCGATTGCGAAGATGGCTAGTACGGCGAAGGTTCGCATTACTTTACCTTCCCTTCTGTAACGGTGATGTAGTGCGCTACTTTGAAGGTGTTGATGGTCGGTTCCGAAATGGTGTAATTGAAGTTTCCGGTCTGTCCCCATTCGGCTGGCTTGTTGCCGAACTTGCCACCGCTAACGACCCATGCGAATTCTGGATCTACGGTTACGCCGACGCCGTACTGTTCGCGCCACTTTAGGCATAGTTCGAACGCTGCGTGATTAATGCGGTTTGACTTCTTGCTTAGTCCGGTTGCGATGCGTGCCATTTTTTTCTCGTTTCTGTTCGTGGTGGATCTTCGTGTAATACAAGTATCGGGGCGTCGCCCATAAATGTCAAGTTGAAACGAAAAGAATTTTGTAACGGTTAAATAACGGCGTGTCCGGTGACTTCGATCGTTACGCCCGGTTCCATGTCGTCGGCGTAGTACTTACTTGCCACCCATTGAACGATCTTTGAATCACCATCGATTACCCCGGCGATCTCTAGGGCATCGCCTACCGATCTGATCAACTTGTCGAGATCGGGTTTAGTGGTCGGATACTGACGCTTTACGCTTTTGGGGCGGGGTAAGTAAAACTCTACGCTGACCGTAACGCCGTTTTCGTAGCCGGGGTTAGTAGATAGACCTTCGAACGGTTTAAAGGCTTCTACAAGCCTTCTGCGCCATTCTGGTAGGGCTTTACTCGACTCGACCAACACGATCTTAGATCCACGCCTAAAAGCGTTCTTTGATCCCTGCGGTGAAGGTACCCCGGCTACGAAAAGAAGCATTAGAACGGTACTGATTCGTCGATCGGTGCGCTGTTAGTAGGGTTCTTAGGTACTACGCGGGTGATGCTGACGTCGTTTAGTGAATGTTCGACAACGTTCTTAGGTTCCATCGCATCCTTCGGCGTGTAGGTCGCTACCTTCGTACCAAGCGATCCCTCGATCTCGATGTAATCGCCTTCGCGAATGTCTGCGATGTTTGCCTGACCTGTCCACGCTGTCCAAGCGCGGTTACGTTCCTGACCTTTGAAGTCGAACTTTTCCCAAAACTTGATTCGTGCGTACTGACCATCGATTACTTCGGCTACATTTCCGGTTACTTTAATTACTGGCATTTTGTTCTTTTCTCTCTACTAGGGTTTTATTTACTTTTAATTAATTGTTAATTACTTTTAACCGGGCGTACGTGTCCGGTCGTTCGACCTTAGATGTCCGGTCGATTGACCTTAAATGTCCGGTCGTTCGACCTTGAATGTCCTCTATTTCTAAATGGTTTAGAGATCGATCGCACGAGTCCGGGCAATCTAAAAGGATGAAATACCGGGCTGTTCGTCGGTCGGCACGATACCCGCGACCGTCATGCGCCCGATACTCGACTTCGTCTAATGCGATCAGATCTTGAAGGGCGCGGCGTACCTGTCGATCGGTGGTATTGGCGTACGCGGCTAACGTGGCTTGCGATGGATAAGCACCTAATTCGGCGTTCTCGCCATAGTGCCAAGCGATGCCCAAAAGTACTAGTTTCGCGGTGCCTTTTGCTTTTGAATGTTTGAGTACGGCGGCTATTGCTTCGATGCTCATGTTTTGCTTTCTGTGTGGTAATTTTGTAGTGACCCGCTTTTCGTGGTGCGGGTGCCGGGTTCTCGTTCCCGGCGGGCTGTCGGTTTTCTGTGCCGGCAGCCCTTTCACTTTATTCGGTCTTAAGTGATTCTGCCAAATTAGCAATTTCTTTTAGCGTGTCGGCGGGTGCTTTACCTGCTACCGCTTCGGCGTAGATCTTGCGTAATACGTCGAGATTGCCGGCTGCGTGCGCTGCCTTTGCTTGCCCGATCCATGCGCTAATCATTTCTTCGATGCTAGGGCGCTTGCCCTTCGGTGAGAAGTTCAGATCTGCGAGTGCGCGACCGATCGCTGACGTGGCGCAATTCTCTAAAAATGATCCCTTGTTGATGTTGCTAGATCCGATAGTTTCCTGCGCGAAGTCGATCGTGGTCGCTAGTGTTTCGCTTATGTCGCGCCATACTGACGCCTTGACGACGACCTGAATTTCGTTGATCAAAACGATCTCGGTGTGAATTCGACCGTTCGGGTATTTATCCCAAAAGCGTGCGATGCGATCGGCAACCGGTTCGTAGTCGCTCATGTTCCATGCCATTAGTTCGTTTCCGTTTCTGTTAGTTGAATGTAATGAAGGGGTTGTTATTGCGGGCTTGAAGGGTTATGACCTTTTCGCCGTTGAATGTCCCGATGCGTACGCCACCCATGTAGGCGAGTGCCATGCTTTTGTTTGCTTGAAAACGTTCGGCGGCTGCTTCGGCTTCGGTTTTTGATGCGATTAATGCTTCGTAGATTGCGCCTAGTTCGATCTCGCCGTCGATTAGTGCCGGGCTGATTTTGCGAACTGTTTCGTAGGTGCTTGTCGATCCGTCGTATTCCGGCGGCACCCCATAATCGACGTAGCCCGAAAATTGCTGTACGCGGGCTTCTACGGTCGCCATGCGTTCGGCGTCATACTCGACGTTAAATTCGCGTAGATAGCCGCCTGATACCGCGACGACGATGCCGGTGCGTAGACCTAAAACGTGTAAGTACCACATAACCTGATACTCGTACATTTCGGGCAGCGCATCCCAATAACTTGCGGTGTGTTTGATCTCTAAGATCGCTAATTCGCCGTTGCGGTAGCGAATGATTCCGTCGGGGTTCGCCTTCCAAGTCGGGTTAGCGATTGATTGCCATGTACCTGTTTCGGATACGGTTAGAAATTCGGCGTTTCGTTTAGCCCATAGATCCCGGATCGGCTTTTCAAATACGGTGCCTAGTTCCATCTGGATCGTTGGTTCGATCGTGTCGTCGATCTGCCCGGTTTTCTCTGCCCATAGGCTAAACGGCGACTTCCAAGGGCTGCGACCCATGATTACGCCGATGTCGCTGCCACCGATACCCCGGCGCGCTTGAT